AATTGTTGATGGATGTACATGCAGGTAGTTGGATTAAAGATTATGCCTTTGCTAACTGCAAATTTATGCTAGGCGAAGCTCGTAGCAAGTTTGCTCAAATTGCTGGACCACAAGGCGGTACAAGCTTAAACGGCGATAACTTAAAAAGCGAAGCACAAGCAGAAATAGAGAAATTAGACGAAGATCTAAAAACTTACGTTGACGGATCTACGCCGTTGGGATTTATAATTGGATAAGCAATATCGTTTTACGACTCAAAGCTTTCGAACCGAAGGTGATGATCCTACAATACCTGACAACTATATTGATCCGGTAGCACTGGCACAGGCAAAAAAACTATCGGGTATTGACACACTGGGCAGTACAGAACCCCTTACAACTCCTTTACCTAATATTGGTACAGACAAAGGCACATACCAAAGCCAACATAATGTCAAGCCTGGTACAGACGAATGGTTCAAACTTTGGTTCGCCAAACCGGACATAACCGGTGAAAATCCCAAGCCTAAAAACTAAAAACCAGTAGACATGTAAATCGTATTGCTGTATACTAGCAATATGAAAATATATTTAGACATGGATGATGTAGTAGCCGACTGGCTTACACAAGCCTACGTAACACTAGGTAAGAGATGGGATATGGGCGCACGTATTCCGCAACATGAATGGAATAAACTAAAAGAAGACATGCGATTTTATCGCAATCTTCCACTAAAGCCCGGGGCAAAAGAACTAGTAGCATACTGCCAAAATCTAGTAGATACTGGCCGAGCCGAAGGTTTATTTTTCCTAACAGCTATTCCTCATGATTATAGTGTACCATATGCCGCACAGGACAAAGTATGGTGGGCTAACGAACATTTCCCTGGTATCCCTGTATTCATCGGACCTTTTAGTCATGATAAGTGGCGCCGTTGTAAACCAGGCGACATTTTAATTGACGATAGAGTTAGTAACTGCGAAGAATGGCGCAGAGAAGGCGGCCTCTCCCATATCTATAGAAACTGGGAAGAATGTAAAACTTGGTTAGAGGATACACTTAAATGATCATTGGTATTTGTGGATTTATTGGCAGTGGCAAAGACACCATCGCAGACTATCTAGTTAACAATCATGGCTTTAGACGTGAAAGTTTCGCCGGAACATTAAAGGATGCAGTTAGCGCAGTATTTGGTTGGGATCGAACTTTACTAGAAGGTAGAACAAAAGAAGCCAGAGCATGGCGAGAACAAGTAGATCCATGGTGGGCCGAACGCTTAAACATGCCCGAACTTACTCCAAGACTAATGTTGCAACTTTGGGGTACAGAAGTATGTCGAAAAAGCTTTCACGATGATATATGGATTGCTAGTTTAGAACACAAACTGCTGGCCAGCAACGACGACGTAGTGATTAGTGATTGTAGATTCCCCAATGAAATCAAAGCAATAACAAATGCCGGTGGAAAAGTAATTAGAGTAATTCGAGGACCAGAACCAGTCTGGTATGATGATGCAGTTGCCGCAAATAAAGGACCCACTCACATTGGATGGGCCTTGGGACAAGATAGCCTTAGAAGATTAGGAATACATCCAAGTGAAACAAGTTGGGTAGGAACAGAGTTTAATGCGGTGCTAGACAATAACTCTACACTGGATCACTTGTTTAATCAAGTGGAAACACTGGTGCAAGTTCGGTAACAGTTTTTAAGGATTTCGCTAAATAGCCCTATTTCCCCTAGGATTGGTAAATAATAGTAACCAATTGAGGAGAAATATATGGCCAAATTAACATCCCCAGGCGTTGCAGTCAGTGTAACAGACGAAAGCGCATACGGGTCAGGTTCTCAAGGAACAGTTCCTTTAATTATCCTTGCAACGCAAAGCAACAAAGCTAGTATCGGTGCAACAGGATATGCGGCTGGTACCATTCCTGCGAATGCTAGCCAACCTTATCTTTTAACTAGTCAACGAGAACTAGTAGAAACTTTCGGTGCACCACACTTCGAAGTAGTTGATGGTACACCTATTCACGCTAGTGAAGTAAACGAATATGGCTTAATGGCTGCTTATAGCTACTTAGGCCTTGCTAACCGTGCTTATGTTCTTAGAGCAGATGTTGATCTAGGTCAACTTGAGCCAACAATTTATGAACCAGCAGGCGCCCCTGCAAACGGTACATACTGGTTAGACTTAACAAAAACAGTTTGGGGTGTAAAAGTATGGAGAAATGGTGCTTGGACATCTGTAACTCCTTTGCTACCTACACAAGACGAAGTAAGCGAAATTAATGTACCATTACAGTCTTTTGGTAATAACGGTGATTTTGCAGTAGTTTTATACTCAGCTGGTATTCATACAAACCCTATCAATACATTATTCATTAAAGTGAACGGTGCTTGGTCAGTAGTAACACCAGATGAAGCCCGTATGGTTTATATTCAGCCACACTACAAACTAGGCACTTTAGTTCCTAGCACAGCCAACGACGGCGATGTATGGATTCAATCAACAAGCCCTAATAAAGGTATCAACATTGTTGTTAAGAAATACAACGCAACATCTGCACAGTGGTTATTACAGTCAGTACCTTGCTACGGCAGCGACGAAGATGCCAACGACGCATACGCAGGTGCATTAACAGCAGGCGATATGTATGTAAAAGTTCAATGGGGTATCAGAGTTGTTTTCAACCTAAGAATTTATAACGGCACAGCATGGAATGATTTAGCCAGTGCTAACTCTTATGAAGCTAGACTAACTGCTCCAGTTGGCGCAACCCCTAATGGCACATTATGGTACAATGCTAACCTTCATGCTGACTTATATGTAAAAGCAAATAATAAGTGGGAACCAGTTAGCGGTTCAGTTACTATTGATCCTAGTGCCCCAGTCGGCGCAAGCGCAAATGATATTTGGGTTAATAGTTCCGATATGGAAAACTATCCAAGAATTTTTGTTTACAACGGCGATAGTTGGGTAGAACGTGATGTAACAGATCAGCACACACCTAATGGTGTTGTATTCGCTGACCTAACAGCTACAGCACGTGACACTAGCAATGATGGCGGCGCATCAGCAATCGACGAAAATGCTCCAGATCCAGAATTCTTCCCAGAAGGTATTCTACTATGGAACAGTATTGTCAGCACAGGCAACGTTAAACGCTACGACTCTAGCATGGGTGTATGGAGCACATACAGTGGTAACTACGACAGTGGCCCACGTGCAGGCGCACCATATATGTTGCGTAAAGCACAACGCCGTGCAGTAGTTAAAGCAATGCAAGCGGCAGTTAACAGCAACACTAAGATCCGAGAAGAAACAGTTTACTTCACATTAATCGCAGCCCCTGGTTATCCAGAGTTGTTAGACGAAATGACAGAACTAAACGTCGATCGTAAAGAAACAGGTTTTGTTATCGTGGACACACCGTTGCGTTTAGCACCTGGTGCACAGAATTTAATTGACTGGGCAAGTGGTGTTAATGCAGGTGTTAACGGCGAAGATGGTATTATCAGCGCACCAAGCACAGCAGCCGCATACTATCCAAGTGCTATCACTAGTGATCTAAGCGGTAACGATATTGTTGTTCCTGCAAGCCACGTAGTTCTAAGAACTTATGCTTATAACGACCAAGTTAGTTATCCATGGTTTGCTCCAGCTGGTTTAACTCGTGGTGTTGTTACAAACGCAGCCAACGTTGGTTATGTAAACAGCGAAGGTGAGTTTGTATCAGTAGCATTAACTGGTGGTCAGCGTGATACACTATATGCTAATAGACTAAACCCTATATCTAACTTCCCAGGTCAAGGTTTATATGTATTCGGTCAAAAGACACTACAGTCTCATGCAAGTGCTTTAGACAGAGTTAACGTAAGTCGCTTGTTAGCATACTTGCGTGAACGTTTTGATCCGTTGGCTCGTCCGTTTATCTTCGAACCTAACGATCAAATTACTCGTACCAATGCTAAGTCTGTATTTGATGCTTTCCTATCTGACATGATCAGTAAGCGAGCAATATATGACTTCATCGTTGTTTGTGACGAAACAAACAACACACCTGGACGTATTGATGCCAACGAATTATGGATTGACGTAGCCATTGAGCCAACTAAAGCGGCTGAATTTATCTACATTCCAATTCGTGTTGTTAATACCGGGGCTTTGGCGGCATCCAATTAAGCTAAATAATAGAGTCCAAGGAGAACATACATGGCAGATTTAACACAATTTGGCGTCCCAACAACAGATGCAGCCACATCTATTGTAATGCCAAAGCTACAATATAGGTTCAGAGTTACAATGTTGAACTTTGGTACAGAAGCTAGCAGTAGCGACTTTACACAAAACATCATCAGCGTTACTCGTCCTAGTTTAACACACGATGAAATTACATTAGACGCTTACAACAGCAGAGCGTATGTAGCAGGTAAACATACTTGGGAACCTATCACTCTTACATTAAGAGATGATATCAACAATAATGTAAACCGACATGTTGCTCAACAATTACAAAAACAATTAAACCATGGACAGCAAAGTGCACCAGCAACTGCTAGCCAATATAAGTTTGGTATTTTAGTTGAACAACTAGACGGTTCGCAACCTGCGTTAGTAGTTGAGACATGGAGCGTTAATGGCTGCTTCATTCAAAACGTTAACTACGGCGAAAACAACTATGCTACTAGCGATGTAATGACAATCACATTACAGATTCGTTATGATGCAGCTGATATTCACAGCGGCCAAGTTGCTAGCGAAACTGCTCGTGGCGGTCTAAGTGATCAAGTTGTTGGCCCAGCTGGTTTCTTAGCAGGAGCATCTAGTAGCGCACTAAGAGGTTAATTGAGTAAGCTATGGCTATACAAAACATAGCTTCTCAATGGTACTGGGGTTCGGACGGACAAAATGTTCGTCCGAAATATCTATTTGATGTTGTATTTTACTCAATGTCAAATACACAATTACAAGAGCAATCTAAGTTAACTGTAAGATCCCTCAGGACAATAGAACTTCCACGTTACAATATTGAAAACGAAGTAGTAAATGCTTGGAACGTAAGACAAGTAGTGCCTACTAAAATTCAGTACGATCCTATTTCTATCACTTTTACTGATACAGTAGATAACAAGTTTCATAAATTTATTAAAACATACCTTAGCGAAATATCAACTAACTTTGACACAGAGCAAGTACAAGCCAGTATGAAAAGCAGAAGAACAGGCTTGGATGGCTTTGGTCTTAAAGTTAGACCAGACATGGGCGATACAGTGTTTGAGAAATTAGACATTGTTAAATTTTATCGAGACAAGAGCAGCACCACAACTCTGTGGAGGCCAAGAATTATTGATGTACAAAATGACAGCTTAGATTATGCTGCCAGCGAAGCATTAGTATGGACTATAAGTTTAAGATACGAAGCAGTGACATACTCAGAATCTAACAATGTTGCAGGAGCTACTGCTAATAATACTCCGCCTGATCTAATGAATTGGTACGGTTAATATGTCCACATCTATCGAAACACAAGCATTTGACATTGTTTATGCTAAACTCTTAAGTAAGAACATATCTCCAGTGAATGCCAAATCTATGGCATTCCTGCTATTAGAAATTAGTAAAACATCAGGAGTAAGCACAGAAGACTTACTGAAAAATGTCACAGCATCAGGCATTAAGTTTGACGTTAACATATATAAAGCGTTAAACAAAATAAGATCAAATAGTAGTCAAATTGGATACGTTGATATCTCTAACATTCCGCCTGCGGTTGCATCACAGGTGAGATAATGCCCAACTACTTACAAGGTTATTTTACTCCGACTAATCCCGGCAAATATGTAGGCAACGGAACACCTAAGTACCGCAGTGGGTGGGAGTTAACAGTCATGCGTTTCTGTGACAATCATCCAGCGGTGTTAAGCTGGGGCAGCGAGTGTTTAAGAATTCCTTACAGAAACCCATTTGACGGCAGAAATACTTTTTATGTTCCAGATTTTCTTATAACTTACCAAGATAAGGCAGGAAATAAAATCAGTGAAATTATTGAAGTAAAGCCACGCAAACAAGCCGTGTTAGGAGAAGCTACCACCCAGCAAGAAAAAGCAGCCGTAGTGTTAAATATGGCTAAGTGGGAAGCTTGTAGAGCATGGTGTCAGCGTATGGGTATGAAGTTTAGAATACTCACCGAAGAAGATATATACAATAACTGGCAACCAAGAAGCAAGCCTAAAGCTAAAAGGGCAAGAACAAGATGACTAAGAAACTAGAAGATTTTTTTAACGTTGAGCCTCTGGAAATAGATAGAGCAGAGTCTACCAATGAGGATCAACTACAACTAACTGCTAATACCAGTTTGGTAGATATACAGACTACAATTAAAGAACAGTTAACAGTGGCAGAGCGTATTGATAAAGCACTACCTCAAGTTAAAGGTTTAGATTCCGAAGATACAGACTTAGATGATTATGCTAGCAAAGCTATGGAAAGCTATGATAGATTGATGGATTTAGGTTTTAACGTAGATGACAGAAATGCCGGCAAAATATTTGAAGTAGCAAGTTCTATGATGGGCAACGCGATTACTGCTAAAACAGCCAAGCTTGAGAAAAAGCTTAAAATGGTTGAACTACAGTTAAAGGCAGCTAGATTGGCAAAAGATATGAAGGGCGAAGAAAACGCACCAAACGGGCAAGGCGAGTTAAGCACCGACCGTAATGCTATTCTTAATCTGATCAACCAAAGCCTTAAAAAAGATAAATAAAGTATCGGAGAATATAGATGGCAACTCTATTTGAATATATTGAACAACTAAAAACCAAGCACGAAATCCGTGTTAAAATTGCCGTCCCTTTGGAGGATGGGCAACTAGACAAGATTGAAAAGCACTTGGAAAAGTATGATGCAGAACGAATCACTGCACCACATAAACTTATTTTACAGAAACGTCCTTTGGACTTTCCTGATTTAGATTCCGCAGAAGTACAGATCATCGACTTTGTTGCAGGCTTACCTGTTAGCAATGAAGTGTTAAAAGTTGAAATTGCAAAATTACTAGATTGTGTAGAGCGTTATGTAGTAGTTCGTCACGCAACAGATCCACGTGAAACACAAGACGACATTGCTAAAAATGCGTTACAAGATGGCAAAGCCGGCAAAGCTAAGTTAGGTACAGATTACGAAAAAGACGAAGCAGCCGACAAAACTGCTGACGAACTTTCTGGCGATCTGTATAATACAAATCTATTAAAAGAGTTAAAGCAACTCAGCGACGAACGTCGTAAAAACATGCCAAAAATAACAGACCCAGATGTGCCTGTTAGTGAACCAGAAATTGGCGACAGTGCCAACACAAACAAACGTAGCCCTGTTGCTAACAAAAGGAAATAATCATGGATTTAGTAAACTTATTATCTAAACTACAGGCCATCAGCGAAGCCGACGACAAGGCAGACAAAGACTATGACGGTGACGGCAAAGTAGAGTCCGGCGAAGAAGAACACAAAGGTGCCGTTGACAAAGCAATTAAAAAAGCCAAAGCCAATGAAGATATTGAAAACGTATTACGTGGCTTACAAGCAATCCAAGAAGCTGAAGACGACAAGTGTCCTGAGTGCGGTAAAGCTCATGAAGGTGAATGCAAAGAAGAAGTAGAAGAAGGCTTTGCTGATATGGCCAAAAAAGGCCTAGACGTTGCTAAGAAGGTTGGACAAAAAGCCCTAGACACATTAGGTCACGGTAGCGACGAAGAATTGCTAAAAGATTTACAAAAGAGATCCGGCGTTCCTCCACATGCACAACACGGCAAACCAAATATGGCTCGTCAAAATGAAAGTTTCGATGAACTACGTGCATTAGCCGGCATTCAAGAATGTGGCGAGATTGAAATGAGCCCTATGACTGTTGTCGGTGGTGAGCCACAAATGGGTGTCAATCCTGCAATGCCTGCTGAAGTTCCAACTATCGGTGCACAGCCAGAAGCAGAACCAGAAATGGCTGCACAAGCAATGGCACAAGCAGAGCCAGAACAAAAAGCTTCCTATACATTAACTATCAGCAACGGCGAAAGTAGTTTGAACATGACTACTGATGCCCCAGACGAAATCATTCACGTTATGAAATTAGCTGGTGTTAAAGGTGAAGCTAAAGTTGAAAAGCAAGCTCCTGGTCAAGACGATCAAGGTGCTGATCAACAAGGCGAAGAACAAAAAACAGAGGAAAGCTTCGGTAATACCCCTGCACAAACTAACGAGCCAAATCCTCGTATCCAAGGCGACATCAACAACTGGAGCCAAAAAGGTACAGGACAAGCGCCTAATGGTAGTGCTATGAACAAGCCTGCTGGACAAGGTGACAACCCAATGCGTGAGTCATTGTCCATGTTAGAGGAATACCGTAAGTTTCTAACCAAATGAACGAAACGGTACTTGTAAAAAGTCCTTACAAGAAAGAGAATTATACAGATCATCAGATAGCGGAAATCGTAAAAGCCGCTACTGATCCTGTATATTTTATTCGCGAGTATATGTATATCCAACACCCTACTAAAGGCAGGGTAAAGTTTGAGTTATACGACTACCAAGTAGACTTAATTAAATGTTATCACGAAAACAGATACAGCATTAACATGCTAGGTCGTCAAATGGGCAAGTCAACTTGCGCCGGCGGCTACTTGTTATGGTATGCTATGTTCGTTCCAGACAGCACAATTCTTATTGCCGCACACAAGCACACTGGTTCGCAGGAAATTATGCAACGTGTGCGTTTCATGTATGAAAGTTTACCCGAATGGATTAAAGCAGGTGCAGTAAGCTATAACAAAGGTAGTATCGACTTTGATAATGGCTCTCGTATCGTTAGTGCTACAACAACAGAAAACACTGGTCGTGGTATGTCTTTAACACTAGTATACCTAGACGAGTTTGCGTTCGTCCCGCCACGTATTGCCAAAGAGTTTTGGACATCATTGAGCCCGACACTATCTACCGGTGGTAAGTGTATTATTACTTCAACACCAAACCAGGATAATGACCAGTTTGCACAAATTTGGAACGAAGCCAGCAAGAACTTAGACGAATACGGAAACCCGACAAAGGTCGGTAAAAACGGTTTCGCCAGCATTAAGTTTATATGGAACGAGCACCCAGACAGAGATGACGCATGGGGCGAACACGAAAAAAGTAAAATCGGAGAAGAGCGTTTCCTCCGTGAACACGAATGTAAGTTTATTACTGCTGACGAAACATTGGTAAGCAGTTTAGTTTTACAACATATGGTTGGTATGGATCCTATTACTAGACTAGGGCAGATCCGTGTATACAACAGAATAGACAAAGATAAAACATACGTTCTTGCTTGGGACCCAAGCTTAGGAACTGGCGGCGACAGCGCCGCAATAGAATTAATCAGCTTACCGGACATGGTGCAGGTAGCAGAATGGCAACATAATAAAACTGACGTGCGCGGCCAGTTGCGTGTACTAATAGCAATGTTAGAGTGGCTAAAGGGGGAAGGCGTTGAAAACGATAAGATGTATTGGAGTGTAGAAAACAATACATTAGGCGAGGGCGCACTAGTAGCTATATCAGAATACGGAGAAGAACGTATTCCTGGATTCTTCCTAACAGAGCCAGGTGCTAAACGCAAGGGATTTAATACGTCAAACAAGAGCAAATTGGCCGCATGCACAAAGCTCAAGTATTACATAGAATCTAGCAAGTTGCGTATGCATAGTAAAAACCTAATCAGCGAAATAAAAACATTCGTTGCTAAAGGCCCAAGTTTT